ATAACCTCGGGGATGATGCCATACTTCGACTTATCAAACATTGCTCCGTTTGCTGCGATAGTAACGTCGTCTGTTACTGGTACTTTCCCCTCAATGAAGTTATCAACGTTTACGTTTGGTTCAACGCCAACAATAGTTTCGGGACTCATATTCCATTGCCTAATGATTGACGGATATAGTGAAGCAAAGTCAAACGACACAGTCCATCCATGCAAACCAATTTTAGGATCTTTTACCCAAGCACCCTCAAAACTTCCGCCATGTTTTCTCATATGAGGGGGTATTACTACCCCCTTAGACTTAAGATAGTTGTAGATGAAAACATCCCATGTTTTAACTTGGCCAAAAACATCTTTGAAGTGACATTTTGCTAGAAAAGCGACGGTAATGAGAATTTCAATGAAGGTTAATTTTTCCTCCAGTTTATGGATCAACTCGGTGTCACGTGCGTTATACCGGACAAAATCATTCCAGTGATTGGTATAAGCGTCCTTAAACGACCCTTCCAACTCATGTTTTGCTTCCCCTAGTTCGATCTGACAGATGTGATCAAGCTTATAAGACTCCTGCGACGCATAAGTAAACTTTTTGTAAAGGTCAAGGTAGTCAATGATATTGATTCCTACAATATCCCAAACACGGCGGGTCTTCATCATGATAGTAATATCGCGATAGTTGACCTGTCCCCATGGTGATAATTGATTAACGAAGGCACTACCAAGTATCAGATCAATTCGATTGATAAGGTATGGTATATCGAAACCTTCAATGTTCCAACCAGTGATGTTATCAGGAAAATTAGCCCTCCAGAAAATGAGAAACTCTCTAAGCATCTCTTTCTCATTAGCAAATTGGCGGTATTCGAATATATCATCGTCCTTCTTATCGTAGGTCCTCGCCCCAAAAACAATGTTCTTTCTAGTGGTGATGTCGTGAATTGATATTAAGAGAACTTCTTCTTTTGCTTCATCTGGGTTTGGGAATCCATTTTCACTAGCAGTTTCAATATCAATAACCCAAGTGTTCATTTGATCAAGCGACCAATGAATTTCATTGGGGTATTCTTCACTAATGAATTGGTATGCCACATCTTGCATACCAAATATCTTGAACCCTTCCACGTCCGAATATCGCTTAATATAGTCTTTGCAGTCGTTGATACTATCGAACGTCACAGGTTCAACCTTTTCACCGTAAAGCGATCTTAGAGCAGTCGGCTTCTTACTTTGAACGTATAAAGTAGGAGAGAAAGGAACTTTTTCTGAGAAACGCCTCCCATTTTTTACGCCGCGATACAGAATATTATTACCATACTTGATTGCTGAAGTGTAAAAATTCATATGCTTATCCAATTGTTGATAGTAATATCATAACAGATTCATTGATAGAAATCAAAATTAATTCCGCCCGCGCAATACTGGTAATTATTAGTATCTTCGAAACAACTGATCTTTACGTTCAACTTGACTGATTCGGTTAATGTTGAAACCCATTTCATCCCATACTCATAAAGGTCAGTGGTTTCATATTTCAAGTCCCTTTTACCAATTCCGCCTGTTAACGTGAGGTGATTATGTTCATTTATCTCAACCGCATAATGAGCCCGAATCAATGTTTTATCGTCTACCTCAGGGTGAAAGTATGATGGTGTGTAACCGGTTGGTATAGTTCGATCAATGTTCTTCTGAACAAGTTCCATCTTCCAGCTGTCGTTGATAACGTAGGTTGCTTTAAGAATAGTTATGGATGAATCAACGTTGTCTGAGTTTTGCTGACTGAAAACACCGGCAGTTAACGTCAAACTGTTTGAAATTTTTAGGTCAGTATAACCACCAATCGTACGATTGGTTATACCATCTTTTAAACCTTCCTCAGTGTCAACTACGTCACGTTCGTAAGAAAGATTTGCATTAAAATTAGTTGACGTGTACGTTATGTCTGCGTGGCCGATAATGTCTGACTTGATACCTATCTTCAACGATGTATCAAGTTCTTTTGTTAAGTGCAAACTAACTCTACCCATGATAGAAGGATATGTTTTATCATCATAACTATGAATACCTGCGCGGACTGAGTACTCATTATCCAATGACTTGTTAGTGTAACCAACGTATGGTGCTATCTGGCTGGATGCGTCTGAGTCCCTTACAAAATCGGCACCGGTGCTAGTAAATTCTTTTGCATGTACTGAAGTTACTATTAGCAACGCTAGTAAGATTACTTTGTTCCCCATTTCTTCCTCAACTTGAAAAATTCAGAAACATAACCACTCAGGCATGCTGGTGTCATGATAATCTGATATAGAAAAGCGTACATGATCATTCCAACTCTATTGTCTTTCAGCTTAACACCCCCTTGCTTCATGATAGCGTTCTGCTTTCGGAACATTAAATAGTTACCGATGAAGGCTAAGGGTAGTAACAGTAGAGTTAATAGACCGGCGAGTAGATAGTACTCAAACACTAGAGCTGCAATAACCCCGGGTAGAAAGAAGAACAGGAACGTGAAGTCAATGTAAGGAAAGAGCAGGTTCAAAAAGATGAACGGTGAATTCTTCTTTAATTTCCATATTACTTCAGGATATTGTTTAAATGCTTCGATCAACCCTCGCGACCATCGTTCACGTTGTCTAAAAAACTGCTTATAGTTATCAGGTACGTTAGTGAAAGCAATCGCATTTTCAGCATATCCTACCTTATACCCTCTTTCGTGAATACCCCACGTCAGAACAATATCTTCACCAACTGTTTCAGCCCACCCCCCAAGTTCTCTTACTACTGCTGTTTGGTAAATGGAAAAAGCACCCTGCGCAACTAACGTTCCTTCATAAAGTGATTGAGTTCGCTTAACTGTTGCAATACCTAAGAAGTAATCCCATTCTTGCATTCTTGTTAACCAGTTATCAGTTACGTTGTTAACCAAAATACTTCCAGCAACTGCACCAGTATTATGAGGGCCTTGAGTGATGTTTGTTACTATGTTTTTGATTGCGCTTTTAAAGAGAATGGTGTCGGCGTCGATTGTTATCAGGTATTGGTGAGAAACTTCTTTCAATCCCAAATTCAGTGCCCCTGCTTTCTTGAAGTTAGCGGGGCAAGATATAACTTTGATTGACAACTGATCAGTTGAGAGATACGCCGACGCCTTCATAGCGATCTCTCTTGTTCGATCAGTTGAGCAATCGTTTACCACGATTACCTCAATCTTGTTTGGGTACTCTTGAATAGCAATCGACCGAAGCGTTGAGGCAATGGTGTCCTCTTCATTATAAGCCGCAACTAATATTGACACTGGTGGAAGATCATCACTATGATATTGAGGACGTTTGTCCATGATCAGTGACGATAGTAAGAATGAATTTGCCCCACCGGGTATTATCGCCAAACCGGTAATAATAAACCAGGTCAGTGCAGTGCCTAATACCGCGGTAAGATCAGCGATCCACGGTAACGCTAGAACAACTGCCAATAGCATCCATGCTATTGAGAATGATAACGATATTAGCAATTTACTACTGATTGAAAGGTACACTTATACATCATTTTCTTTATAAAAACTGCAGAATCAATATAGTAAAAATCTATAGGAAAGGATTTCACTTCACTTCCTCAAGACATCCAGTGAACGCGGCATTAAATCTACCCGCCAGAATATTGGCAAGTTTCCAGCATTCATCAGCCGTACCAAACATCTCGATATAGAAGAACACACCATCGATAGTGAACTCTGCTTTCCAAGTCTCTGCATTCCAAGTGTTCATTTCAAGTCCTCAAAAGAGTTAGCAACGTTCTTGTCAAACCGAGTTTCGATATACCGCGGAAGGAACAAACTATACTTATCGCTGTTTTTGTCCTTAATGATCGCGTTATATTTAACGGTGATAATCTTACCGATCCACTTTGCGGGGTCTTTGTGCATGAATCGAACTTCTTCATTCATACCAGATACTGATACCTCCATCTTGCCGTCTTCAGTCTGACAAATTAAAGAACCAAGTTTTCCTGTGAATTTACCAGCCCCCCAGTTAAAGCCAACCACTTTGAGGTCGGCTTCTTCTTCGGCCTTGATCTTACCAAGGTTCTTGCTACGCTTGGGTTCCCATTTGCTGTCCATGTTCTTGATGATAGCGCCTTCCTGACCGTCCAAAATTTGCTTTTGGTAGAACGCCATCGCTTCTTCTTCATTATTGACTACTTCGAACCCTGCGAAGCGAATCTTACTGGTTGGTTTCACCATATAGAGACTGGTGTACAGCTTTTCCAACCGAGCACTATAAGGAAGTGTCGAAGTGAAGTCAACAATATCCCACGCAACAAACACCACTTTTACTGCTTCTTCCGGGGAAATTGTGCCCTTGTTTGCTTTATTGGCGAGTCCGTTACTGGTCTTTCGATCAAGGAACGCACCGAATCCATCCACGAACAGGAGTTCGCCGTCCCATGTTTCACCGGGGCGCATGTACTGGATAGCTGATTCATTTAGCATACCATGCAGATGAAATTGTTTCCCTGACCGCGCGTACGCTTTTGCTTCTTGTCCATCGAACACCAAGTGGCAACGTGCGCCATCAAACTTGGTTTGCGCGTAAGCGGGATACTTGATACCGGAAGTATCTTTATGTGCGAGCATCACGTCGAACGTTGGGATCAAACCAGGCCAGATTTTATTGACAGTCTTTGTGTCAACTCCACATGCAGGGTCGCGCCTGATAATTTTTTCAACCAACTCAGCGTCGGTTGGGGTAACACTTTCCAGCACGGCAGTCAGGTATTCGATTCCGCGATTGCCAGTGTAAGTGCGATTGGTCAGTTGTTGCAACGAATCAATTGCCCAATCCAGGCCCTGGTTTTCTTTATGGCCGACACTATAATTGGGGATCTTTTTCAGGTAAAAGTTGATATAAGGATTTAGCGCGTGCAGGAAGAATTTTTGAAGGACCTTATGATCTTTTTCCCGTTTCAGAATGGCTTCTTTCGCAAGGCGGGAGCTTGTACCTTCAAGCTCAGTGATAATGCTGAAAACGTCTTTCATGATCAATTACCTTCATCAAATTTGTAAAAACATTATAGCATTTTACTAATTATTTGTCAATCTTCTGGTTCTTTCACAAATTCATCCCATTGTCCTGGTGGAATACCAGTGAGCAAGAATTCCCGCTCATCTGCGTTTAGGCGAGGGAATGCATCTTGCACCCGGGCGCCGTTCTGCCAGTTATATAACTCAGTTGAAGTGATATTCAACTCAACTGTTGTTTCTTTACCATTTAAGATGTTCAGTTTAGTAACTAACACTTTCTTCATACTCCATAAGTTCGTTCAATTTTTTGGTAAGACGGCGCAATGTTTTCAAGTCGTCAAGTATACCATCACTCGTCAAGAACATAACTACGTTCTCGATTTCCTTCGGCGATATTTTATTTTTAGCAACAATTGCAGTTACGATGTCAAGTAAGGTCATTATGATCACCAACTATAAAGGATCCAACACCCTAGGTCATTAGGGTCCATTTCTTTTTTCAATTCTTCGAATACCGGAATTAGCTTGTCGCAATCCGTGCTGTACTTGGTACGGAGAAAATCTCCCTTCAACCGGTCAAGAATCATCATGAACCACCCTCGCGACATTTTACCGTTAGAGACGTCTTCATAAACGCAGTCTGACCAAATGTCCCAGAACTCGTTTTCAAGATTTACTTGTTCAAGTACAAAATTTTCAATGTCGTCGTAGTTGTAATACTCAGTGGTATGTGCGTTAATCATTTGGGTTTACTCCATGCTGACGTGAATTTGGTACACTTCTTCATTGTTACCGTTAAAGTACAAAGCGATTCTGAATCGAGTTTTCATTTCTCACTTTCCAGAAACTTATTGCTGATAGTTTTGAAGCTGAAGCCGCCGTCCATGCGCTTCCACACCAATCCTTCACGCACGGGATTGTTCAGTGACGGTCCATCAGCGAGTTCAAGCAACTTGTCAACAAAACCAGGCAATCGAATTCCGTACCACTCGCAAGGAATATGGTACACGTTTTTAAGACCATCAAACTCAAACAGCATGCGCTGATTGGGCGGCATATAACGTTGCTCGTCAATGTCGAAAATGTCGAAAACGAAGAAGGTGGGTTCTTTCAAACCTTCTCGGTTACCTTGAATACCAGGACCCATGATCTCACCTTGAATAGC